AAGGTCGGACATATCAGTTTTTGCCTTCGTACAACTTATGAACTGCTGCTTTTACAATCTCTTTAATCTCTGCCTCAGTCATCTTCTTCTTAAGCATAGCATTTTGGAGACCGTCTGGCAGATTCTCTGACTGCTCATCAGAAAAACCAGCTTTCTTCATTTCTTCGTCGTGTTCTGGTGTCTTTTCTTCTTCCATAGTGTCCATGTCCTCATCCACTTCTTCAGAGTACATTTCTTCTTCCATAGTTTCTGGTGTCTTATAGCCAAACTTCTCCATAAGAAGAATGTTAAGCTCCTTTCTTGACCATTGTTTAGTATCCATCTTAATTTCTCCTTTGTTGTAGAATTTGGATTCTTGTAAATTCATTTTGTACATGTCTTCCCAATCGCGAAAACATAAATTACCTAATAAATAGGCTTCTTTTTCCATAGAACGCAAATAATCATTATTTTGAGCGTATCCGGGGCCAGTATCGAACGAAACATTAAACTTTCCATCACAATTTTGCTTATGATGCACCAATTCATGTGAAATTGACCTTAAAATGTCTTTTGGATGTCTTCCGTCGATATAAACCGTCACAACTTCGCGCTCTGGGTCATAATGTGCGGTGCGAGCCAGCATATTGGAAGCGTTTGCTTTGTCAGAAGCAAAGAAAAGAGATGGTGGTCTATGAAAACCTATATTTTTTGTTGCGTATTTCAAAAAGCTAGTTAAAAGTGGTTTAAACTCTTTGAAATACTCCATATTTGCGTCTTTATGTATTTTACATTTCATGTTGTAACCTCAGAAACTAACTTTAAGCTCAAAATCGGCATTGTTATTGGTACTTTTTGTCGAAAATTGAAAATTATTGCAAATACTAATTTTCTACCACCCTGCTCTCTGTCATAAATATCTGTAATAATGCCTAGTTCTTTTTCCTCGGACTTGCCGAGCCTCTTCCAACTTACCATGTCTCCAATTTTAAACTTGTATGACGTTTTTCTTCCAAAAATGCCATTATTTCCAAACATACTAAACCTCTGGGGTTGTCATATCTAAGGGATACCCTTCTTTTGCCTCAATAACGTTTGCCACCGAATTTAATGCTCGTTGGATTCTACTAATTTGAAAATCCATAATCTTATTTGCAGTCTCTGGCGTGATTTCCCCAGTAGTTAGACCAGTTCTAATTGCGTTTTCCATATCATTTAAACGGACAACTATACTTTGGGCCATTTCCTCGTATACAACCATATCATTGTTTACGTCGTACTCACCATATCTTGCTACTGGCTCACTGGATAAAACTTGTCCACCGTTAAAAGGCGTGTCACCAATAGAAAGAAACTCCTCGATCATTTCAGTGATTAGTTTTTTGTTTAACTTTTTCATACTAGAGTTCTCCCAGTCGATTTTCAATCTTTTCGCTAATACTCTCCAGAGCACTCATCATCTGTTGAAGATCTTTCGAGACACCTTCGATAGTTCCTTCAAGCTTCCCAAATTCTGACATCGCCAGATCTCGAATACTCTCTACATCGTTCATTTTATCAGATAAGAACTGTACTTCTTGTTTGTCTTTTTCAAGTTGTTCTAATTCTTTTTGAGTAGAATCAATTTCGTCAGACAATGGTGGTCGATTAAGAGCTACGTTTTGTTCAACCATTGCTTCAAATATAAGTCTATAAAGAAAATCTCTATCCATTCTCATTGAACTAATGCTCCGTACTATAAATAGTACTCCAAGTGTTAAGTTGCAGTCAAAATTCTTATGATAATCGCATGATCACCGGTCGTTAGACCAGTTCCACTGTGCGCTATCTGTGTGGTTAACCTATCATTTACCGCAAAAGACTCTCCAACGATTGCAACACTTCCACCAAAATCGCCTGTAGCACTAACAACAATATCAAGGTCTTTTCCGGTTGTTGCGCCATTCTTAAATAATCTCACACGAACAGTTCTTGGTGTACCACCGTAAGAATTACAATCAGCTTGGAGCGATATATGAGTAACAGTGCCACTAACCGGAAGCCTCCAGCCTTGGCCATTCTGGGCACCGTTAGTAGTCTTTAGCTCGAAGAAAGATGTTTGGTCGGTTAGATCAGCCTCTTGTCCAAATACAAGAAAACTTGGAACGTTCAAATCAGAAATTGGAGAGAATGACAATTGACCATTCCCATCCGTTGTTAAAACATCGTCAGCATTACCGTCACTAGTTGGAAAAGTGTAGTCGCCAATACTAACTTCTCCAGATGCAGTTAGATTATGAATTATTGGAGAAACAATATTGACGATAGCGCCAGAGTTAGCGGTAAGCGAACTACCGCTCAAAAAAGTAATTGAACTCTTATCTAGTATTCTGTTTCGGCTTTTAGATACAGCTTTAGATACATCGTATCTGAACTTTTTGTTAGCCAACTTTCTTCACTTCCTCTAGAAGTGTATCAACAGGCAAACCAGCACAATCAATCTTTTTAGCCGTCACATTATAGTGATTTACAAAGCCTCTGAAGGCTCCTGAGGTGACTTCCTTGTTTACCCCGGTATCGAGTCGGCCATCAACGAGCGGTGCCTCCAGCGGCACGTCACACGCCTCAGAAACGGCTTTCCAGAGTGCTTTGAGGGCTTCAATCTGTACTGGGTAAAAGCCTAGATGAGTTTCAAGTTTTCTACCATGAACCATTGCATCTTCCACAATTGGTCTAGGTCCAAAACGTTTCTCATACCACCCTTGATATTTTGTGTAGAAAGCGTTACTTATTTCAACACCAACACTTAGATTATTTACTGTTCTGCTGCTTGCGTGCCACCCAGTGTGTTGCATATCAATAAGCTGATAGATTGTACCATCGTTATCTATGCAAAAGTGAACACTAACTTTTCTTTTGTTCAAGATGTTGACACAAGACTTTGAATTTAGACACACATCCCAGTGATTAACGAACATGTTAACTTTTCTAGGAGGCTTACCACCCATAAATGTATGTGTATCAGAATTTAAAGACATTCCTCCGGGCTCATCCCAGAGAAGAACCTTATCCCATTTAATAGGGAAAAACTCGCCATTATATACAATGTGCTGACCTTCTGGCTGATAGTCATCAATGTTTGCCTGTCGATCTGTAAACGCCCTGCGGTAGGTCATTGGTCCAACCATCCCGTCAGGAGTTAAGCTAAATGACGATTGAAAGTCCATTACCTTTGTAACAAGATCTGCACCAAAATCTTTTGCGCCAAACCAATCAGGTTTCCATCCATATTTTCTGGATGAGTCTATATTATACTCAATTTTCTTTTTCATCACAAGTAACTCCAAATAACATCATAATTAGTTTACAATCAATAAAGAGATTACTTATTTAAAAATTCATCTATGGTTTGTACTGATGCAATAATCCCGACATCTTCAATAATAGTAGGGATTCCAACCATGTCCATTCCTACGTCAACAGCCGATACGACACCTACAATTTTACCCTGCTTGTTGATTACCATAGAGCCTGAAGAGCCCTTCCAGACATAGGAATGAATAAGTATTCTGTTGGAAACAAAGCCAGCTATCTTGCCCTCGATAGTTAAGAGAGACAGAAGGTTAGGAAAACCGCTGTAAATAATTCCTGTTCCAACCTTTGGATTATCTAATGTTCTCCAAGGAACTGGATCTCTTGAATTAAGCTTTTGAACAGACAAAAGAGCAGTATCGTTTTGCAAATCAATAAAAACAACTGATGCGATAACGTCAACTGCTCCTGTAGAAATAACTGCTTGAGGAAACCCTGAAACTACATGAGCTGCGGTTAAAATGTAATGACTCCCACGATGGGTGACATATGCTCCACTACCAGATACCTCGTTCCCATCGACAGAGAAAGAGGTAATTTTAACTGTTGCGTTTCTTGATTTTCTTAAAGCAATATCAGAAGAGACCCGAACTTCTTGAGCACTGCCATTAATAACAGAAAATTCTTTATATTTTGTAGTCTCGGTACATCCGATCAAACAAAATACCAGTATTAATTTAAAAAATAAATTCATAATAATACCCCCTATATTTAAATAGGGGAAAAAAGGTTAAAAGTTAGGCTAACCCTTTTTCTTTTTCCGCTCAGCCTTACTAATCTCTACGGCTGCAAGCTGTTTGAGAGCGGCTTTTCTAGATTTTGGCTTTTTCGATAAGGGATTACCAGACTTTGATGTTGCAAAGTAGCCTCTACCCTTGCGGTTTTTTTTGATTTTTTCTTCTAGTTCTTGTTGGTGCATACCCATTGGCAAAGTTTTCTTCACCTTTTCTCCAACCAAGTAACCAAGTACAGTGGTTAAATAATCATGAGCTTTTGTTATCTTAGACTCGACCCACTCTTCAAGGTTATCATCCTCGTGAATCATCTCAGCAAGCATCTTTGATAAGTGCATTGTTCTTGCCAATTGATTTCTGGCCATACTACCTTCACCGTGTTTAGAGTGGTCCATATCCTGACATCCGCAGGCTTCATCTAAGCGGCTGCCGTACTCTTCAAGAATTATTTCTTGAATTTGTGATCTTGTAAGTTTCATTTTTTATTCCTCTGACGTAATACATTCTTCTGGCAAGTGAGATCTAGGATCTTTTTTATATTCGAGTATTGTTGGCTGTTGCCAATCAACCTCAGGACAAAATCGAACGTGATGTTTTTTGTCTTGAATATAAAATTCTAGACTTACCAAACTATTTTTAAATTCTTTAATGTTCTCTTCGCACTGGCCTAAGTTTCCTTCATTAGGCTCGGTGATCTGATAATCATCTGCTATAACTGAATCTTTCGCTAGGAAAAATAATGTAGGATAAAAGAACCATTTCATTGTTGTGCCACCAAGTTTTCTATTCTTACTAGAGTTTGTTTCATATACTCAATATCTTTTTCTATTGAGATGATTGCTCTAGAATTATTCTCTGCCTCTTCAATTTTAGCTTCAAGTGTAACAACAACTTCTTCTGCATCGGCAAGGTCACTTTTAATCTGAGTGACCTCTATATTTGTTGTCCATATCCAGCCAACCAAAGGAACGATAAGGATACCAACGATACCAGAAAAAACTTTCCAATAGAAGTCTAGTTTTTTTGTCATGTCTGAAGCTGGCATGTCTTTATATAGTATCCTTTTTCACAAGATAGATTATTTTACTTGTTCGTTAAGAGTTTTGTAAAAGTAACTTGACCATGCCTTCTGAGCTTCGGTAAGCTCGCGAGGATCATGTTCTCTAGAAATACGTGAACCTGTTGCCTTTGGATCACCTTTTAGATACTCTTTGCTGCGTCGTCGCGAGTAATCATTAGGAACTCGGAACTTTTCGCCACTAGGCATAATAACAGCCAAATCGCCAGCTACGTTTGTTTTTCTTGCAACCATTTCAACCCAAGAATTCCAAAGCTGTCTAGAAATGTTAGCAGCTTTTGTAGTATCAGCGATTGCCCTAAGAAACTCAACATAGTTTTTAGCAAGCCTAATACCACCACCTGTAAGAGAGATAACCTTGCCTCCCTCCTTACGTTTACCCGGACCACGGAATGAAGCAATTCCAGTCTTCTTATCGACTTTGATAAGCTTGCCTTCAGGATCAAGCCCCTTGTAAAGGTTCATATTGATGGAGTCGATACAGCCCATTCTGCCAATTATTAGCTGTGTTGCAAAAGCAGCCTTTGGAAGTCCAAGACCGGGAATAGTTAAGAGCTTTGTATAAACTTCAAACATAGCTTCTTCTTTCTCAAGAGGGCCAGCTGCTCTATTATAACGATTAATCGGCTCCATAATAGACTTATAAAAGGATTCGCGATTTTCCCAAATCTTCTGAATTGCATTTTTTCTGAATCCAAGCGTTAACGCTGAAATTTCTTTTGGAAGCTGATAAAAGTCCTTGCCGTCCTTCGTAATTTTTTGCTCTGGGTCTAGCAAAGCATTGTGCTTAGTGATGAAAGCCATGAGAATTGGAAATTTCTCGACAACATCGTACCAACGAGAGCGTTGAGTGGCAACGACAAAAATAAGCATTTCAGCCATAGCTTCGGGTGAAGATTGAGCATATTGGTTGATTACAGGGTTGAACTCACAGAAGCCTGAGTCTAGCTCAGTAGATAAATCAAGAATATTCTCATCTGGAATATCGCTTAGATCGTCGGTCTCTTCGCCTTCTTGCTCAAGGAACATCCTCCAGCTTTCAAATAAGAATTTCATGTTTTTTCCTCTAATGTGGTTGCCAGTCATAATATAATAGGCTATAATACTCTATAATTAGTCACCATTCTACATAAAGTCTATTTTACCAAGGTCGGAAAACAAAAGGTTCTCCCTTTGGAATACTTTCTTTGAAATCGTCAACCTCTTTTTGTAATTCATTTGCAACGAACAAAACTTCGTCCTTAGAAAAAGGTATAGAATCCCAGTCAATCTTGGATAAATCTGGACCTTTATCCAAGAACATTGCACCGAGCACATCTGGCTCAATGTCTTCGGTGTCCAATCCGTATTTGGCAACCTCTTCTGGTGTTCTTCCGGGCACATATCTGCCTGACATCTTAAACATGTCTGGTAAATAACTTTGTAATAAGGCTACAACATTTGTAAACCTATTGCCCATGTCTGCGTCGCTTTTTCCATCAAGACGAAATTTTGTTATATAATCCTCTTGAACTTTGTTAACCCCTTCTTCCATACCAAGTGCATGACCAATAATGTCGTGAACAATCTGCCATCTAGGAGCATCGAAGTCTAGTGCGAGGGGAGAAGACAGGACTACCATATATTTCCCTTCAGGATCCCAGTTTTGGTTTCTTAGCCATCGCATAAAAATATGATTTTTTGGTAAGTCTAAAGGTCCAGTTTTTGTATCTCGGAAGCTGCCGCCAAGTCTTGAAATATCCTGAGGGAATACAATATACCAGTGGTCTCTAGTTTTATCGAAGAACTCTGCTACTTTAGGCTTGTATTCAGGATCAGCTTTAGAGCTAACAGCCCCAATCGCTGGCTTACCGCCCTTTCTGGGTGTATCAAAATATCCAAACCCTCCCAACGGAGGGGCTTCGTTCAATTGCGATTCTGCTAGACTAGCTTCCTTTTGTTTTGTGTATATGTCTCTGACCATCTGTTGAGGTTTTATGAGAGTTTTAGGTCTAAACCCTAGCCTCCGAAGATATGCAGTGTGTGCTTTAATTTGTGTAGGAGCATCATCGGGATCCTCTTCTTCTAGTTTTCGGAAATAGTCCATGTTTGCTATGTAATAATACTTGTCAGGACCGGAATCATATTCTGCTGTGGCCAATTCTTTATTTGTTACTCGTTTCTCCACTCTTCTGAGAATCTGATCATAAACTCTCTGTTTTTCTTCTGACCCTTCGTAAAATAAAATAAAGAAATCTTCGTTTTCTATCCAATCATAAAAGATATTTCTCATTGTGGAAGCAACCTCTAAGGCAGCTTTTCGACCGAGAGTTATCCGAGAATAGTCTAGATACTCATCCGGAACTCTTCTGCCAAACATGATCTCGTAAACACCGGTTATTTCTTGGCCATCTTCTCTAATATAAGATATTTGTTTTATTTCTACTCCGTATTTGTGAGTCCGTTCGCCGTCAACCACAGTAAAAGAGTATTCTTTGTTATAGCCATCATCAAATTCAATCTTATAATCGGCAACTTCGTTAATAAATTGATTCCAGTTTTCAAATAGGTACTTCATTCGTACACCTCTGCGAGTCCTTCCGAGAGAAGAAGGTTGTTTATATTTTGTTCCCCAATCCATATAGTGCCCAAACAGCGACCATACTTGCCAACACCGTGGGACTCAACGACAAACTCGCCTTCTGAGGCGGCTAGAAGCCCCGTGAGGCGCTCTTTGGTCTGTAGTCCGGCTTCTTTCTCGCGTAGGTCTCTAGTGCGCGTCTCAGGCGCATCTATGCCCAATAAACGTATTCTTTTGTGGACCCATGTGTTGAATCCAAGGTCGATCATGGCATCAACAGTGTCTCCATCAATGACTCGATCTAGTTTAGCTCTGTATAGATATAAATTCATATCAATAAGTAGTATAAAACTACATCCTATGTTCGATTTTTTCCCACATTATCTCAAAATAGTAGTGTAAAATCGTGAAAATGGTCATGAGCACAAGTGTAAGCCAGAAAGACTTGTTCCAAGACCCAAAAACAATGTAGTTAATGAGCATTGTAACAAAGAAAGACAGAACTCTCCAAGCAACAACCTTTTTGAATCTTTTTGAAAGTTTCATCTTAGGTCAGTCATTAAATTCATCAACTGGAGTATTCTTGAGTTTTTCTAAAACCTTCATCTCTCTGCCAATCGATCTCAAAACGTCTTCAACGTTATCGAAGTCACTTATTCTGAGAGACTCGGGATTACCTAAGAGGGCTAATTTTCTTTTTATAACTTTCATTTGTTTTCTGATTAGAAGGTCTTTCATGTCTTGACCTTGGGCTCTCATATAGGGATTTCCACCAGCACCTTTTAATGACCTTGATTTACGTGCGATTCTTGGGAAAACAGCACCTGTAGAATCTTCTTCTGCTTCATTCATGCTGTCAGGATTGATTCCATACTCTTTCTGACTGGTTTCGTAATCTTTTAGAGACTGCTTTCTAACTTTCTCGGGGTAAGTTTTAATGTAATAGCCGATAAGAGCAAGAAGTGCAGGTGGAGCAAGCATCTTGCCAAGGGAAACAGCAGCTGTACCGCCAAGCTGAAGCAAGAGCTGCATTCTCTCTGGCATAGTCATGGCTTCTATAGCTTCCATACCACCGATAGAAGCTAAATCAATTTCATTAATAGCTTCCAACTCTTCTTTAATGATCTGTCTTAGATGTGTTTTTGTGATTTTCATTGTAATAATCCTTTATCTAGAAAAACTGTCAATCAAGGAAGGTAGATGCCAGCATAGCCCAATAGATTATCCAAGGCTTGATCAACTCTTTCCTTGGTGGCATCGTCAAGCTTGAGTTCATCCATCATACCAAGGATCATCTTGTAGACCTCGATATATTCTGCACGCTCTTCGGCTTCTTCGTCTGTATAACTTCTACGGCTATCTTCGTCATCCATATCCATCTCTGTAACCTTTTCAAGTTCTTCTTGGATAATCTGCTTTAGCTGTGTCTTTGTGATTTTCATTTTTGTTCTCCTTGGAACGTAGACGTATTAAATAGTAATAAAAATACCTTTTCTTCTGTTACCTATTGAACAAAAGACCAAGCAAACTATCGGGCTCAAATGTTTCTTTAGGGGGTGGCTCTTGTTTTGCCTCATCGGGATTGACAGTGTTATAGATATCTTCCAAATCTTTAGCAAGGTCAATAACACCTCGACGTTCAAAGTCAGCGATAATGGTTAGACCATCGCCTCGGATGCCTTCTTCGGCCACTTGCTTAAAACCTTCAGGATTCAAGATGAAGTATCTCATAGTTGAGCCAGATTTCTTTTTATATACTTTAAGATTAAGATTGGGCAAAGAAGAAATAAGGTTATCAATAATCTTATCATAAAAACGGATTCTGGATGCACCCTCAGCCGAGAGAGTAACAGTAACAAAATCTTGTTTATCTTTTTGAGAAAAGAAGTGCTTTAAACCAGAAATAGTTTCTGAGAAAACAGCCATAGCACCTCGGACACCCATCGTTCCTGATAAACCAAAAGCTTGCTCGTCAGATTCAGGTTCTCCGTCTTTATTGATTTTTCTCATAAGCATTACTGTATACCTTGAAAGGATTTCACTATAGTCAATTGAAAGCTCATAATAATTCATCACGCCGTTTTTATCAGGTACTTCAAAATCATATGTGTAGTTATCCCCAGTTCCATAATTAAATCTTTGAAAAGAGCCTTCAAATTTTTTATCATAAACAGACTCAGCAACAACCCAGTTTTGCCAGTTCTCAATTAATAACTTCATCGTGCTTCCTCATTTGTAAGATACACTGGAATCTTTTGAATGCCAAGAATCTTTGCTGCTTCAAGTCTATGGTGCCCATTAAGAACATAATAGAAGGGCTCCCTCATGCCAGACTTGGGCGCAAGGTCTTGGTCTTGAATCCTATAGGTGTTAACAGGCTTTTGATTGCAAACTTCCAAAGGCTTGAACACGCCTGAAGAAATCATGTGCATTTTTTTCTGAACAAGGGCATCACATTCTTCGCCGGGGCAGTGATGGTCTTTTCCATGGCCCAACTCTTCGGTGGGCAGAAGACTGTTGATATCCACATAGAAAACAGTTTTTTGTTCGGCAAGGAAATTTTGCCAACTTTCAAGCAGCAATCTCATATGCTTAATTAGTTCAGCGAGGACAAGAATCTTAAATTTTTTTTGCCGTATTTTTTTCTTACCCTGTTCTACGGAGACTTATTCTTCCTCAGGAAAAACGTTAACTCCATCAAAAGTGTATAGGGCAATTTCCTTAATACCAGAGGGCAATGTTTCAATAGCTCCCTTTACACCAGCTCGAACCAAAATCTCTCTTCCTTCTTCGATACCATAATGTTTTACAATGGCACCAATAGCTCCCTTTCCATGGGTAAGAGGTTGAACCCCACGATAGGGGTCTTTACCTGTTTCTTCTTCAATTCGTTTAACAATAGGAAGAATTGAAAATCTAAGATTGGCAGGCAAGCCGTTGGTTGGATTATAAATTCCTTCCATAGGAATCTCTGCCCTATAAACAACGGCACCATCCCTATACTTGCAATAACGCTCGGCAATGCTCTTATCCGTGGCAAAGTAAACGCCCGGTCCAAGAATAAGGTTGCCTTCACCACTCCCTATAGAGTCAAAGTTAAAATCTGCATCACGGTCAGGTTTGCCGCAGTGATAGGCAATGTAATGACCTTCCTTTTTCTCGGTCTTTTCAGTAAGGAAGCTAGACCAGCTTTTGAATATTCTTTGCATGTCTTTAATTAGCCTCTAAACTTTATTATGATGAAGTAAATGAGTTAAAGATATCTTGAGTTTAGTCCTCTAACACAAGAAGATTATAGAGTTCTTGCCCATGAGTATGTAACTCAATTATTTTTTTCATTTCTTTAAGGTATAATTGTGAACGTGTCTCATCTGGGGGGCATTCCTCTACAACCCTATACTCAAAAGCATCAAGACCGTATTTATCGTAGTCCTTTTGGAGAGGTTTATTTTTGTGCTTTCCCTTGCGTAGTGCTCTAAAGTGGTCTGCTTTTCTGCGCCCTAAGGCAACTGCTTGGCCAATATAGACCCTATTATTTTTTTTGTTTAGTATAGAATAAATCCCAGAAGGTTTCGCTTTGATTCTCTGGTGGGACGCCTTGTATTGGCACTGACGGCACGTATTGCCAAACCCCTTCTTCTTAGAACGGTCGCGGTAGAAGGATGTATCCGGCAACTCTTGTTTGCATGAACAACATTTAAATTTTATTGTGCCGGTATATTGAGGGGGGTCCGCATCGTTTTTTCTTGCGTTTCTCTCGCGATAAAGCCGGTTCCTTTCTGAAATTTTATCGCTGTTTGCCCGCTGATATTCTTTTTTTCTTTGTTTGTCAGCTTCAATATTGGCAAGCCTATATTGCCTTTGGTACGCTCGTTTACACACTTTACACTCAGTCGCACCCTTGTAATATTCTGATAATGGTTTAACCTCGCCACACTTTGTACACTTTTTTTCTTGGTCTTGCAATTCTACCTCCAAAATCTCATTTTTTATTTTTAAGCATCCTTAAGTCGCACATTTCAAGCAGTGCGTCGTCTACGATCTCAAGCATTCGGAACCCCTTTTAAATTTTTCCTATTATATTGAAACAAATGGGCTAGAGGCACCCAATGGACTTATAGTATTCTATCCTCTCTAGGAAGGCGTGCTTCCGGTTAATGATCCTCTTCGCGGTATAGCCCTCGATTGGTTTTTTCTTTATACCCCTTGGGGAGCGATGCAGCTTATCCAAGCGAAGCACCCTAGCAAGTATATCATTTATAGCTTTCTTATGAGGATTAGGCAAGGCGTCGATTTCGCTGAAGATAGCATGAACTTCCTCCGGGGTTGCCATGAACTCAGCCAAAAAGTCATGAGCTACGCCTATACGGTAGTCTTGATTTTCTTTGTCGATATTGGTTTCTTCAGGGCTTGGCAGTGCTTCGTGAGAACTTTCCCATACATCCAATATAGTCTGGTTTCGCATAAGCTTGAAAGTATCTGAACGACGGTACTTTTTTGCAACCGCACAGAAATGAGTCTTAGCACAATAGGTCAAGAAAGAGTAAGCTTTCTTCCCACGCTCAGGCTCAAACTTAAAAGCTAAAACCTCCCATAGATGATTCACACAACCACTGAGCACACTGTCAGACTGAAAGAGAGATCGCGGGGCGAACTTATTACGCACAGCCACACCCCAAGCAATTCTATGTAAAAGAGGATGTAGCTTATCCCTATAGAGCTGTTCATCTCTTGTTGCTAGGTACTCCAAAACAGTTGCTTCTTCTTCGGGTCCAAAGTACATGCGAACGATCTCCTTTCCAAAATCTCATTTTTTATTTTCGGGGTTTTTTGAACACCCCTTTTTATGGATACCAAATCCTAACATGATTTTTGGTGGAGGTCAAGAGGGGAAGGGAGGGGTTGATAAAATGGAAATTTTCTTGGCGATATAACGGGTGTATCTAGTGATACAGTGATATAGCAGGTTCTATGGTACATATCGGGGGGTATACCCGTAGGGGGGGGAGGGGGCATATGCTGCTTTCAAACTGGTCTTTCGGCGATACACTATTATACAATGTTTTATTTATTATAGGGGGTTGCAAGGGGTATATGAATGTATCACCCATTGTGGAGCTTTACCCTCCGCTATTCGCTCTGTGACAATTTGGTCAAGTTTCCCTATAGAGGGTTGACAAGGGATAGTAGGGGTTGAAAGCCAACAATCGGCTTTGTGACAATTGGGCAACATAGACTAGATTCCCCTTGACACGAGATTGTTCCCTTTGAACCCTCTCTATAGGGGAATGTCAATAAATGGTAAAATATAACCCATCACACTTGACAAGCATATAGGGGGTTGGAAGGGGATAGTTGGTTTTTAGCCGTTGTCAAGTGCTAAAATAGGATTGTCACATTGGCCTATGAGGCAGTTTCAAGGCTTAATATGGGGGAATAAGGGATATTAGGCTTGGAAAGCCCTTTATCGGGCAGGTGGCGGCCAGATACCCCCCCTCCCATTTAGGGGTTCTTTCCCCTGTTATTAGGGAACAAAGGGGGACTTGCATCATGTTCTAGTGTGTGTTAGGGGGATGACCACCTATATGTTGTGTCTG